GGGCATTACTGCTCTATCTTATCTCATAGCGAGATAGTGACATACGTCAAGCTTCTTGATGTTTTATCATCCTATGCGCCTATTATACCATCTGAAAAGATGTTAGGTGTTAGTTGGTGTCCACTAGTCCCTTATTATATTGCGAAAAGGGCCTCACTGAGGTCAATGAGTAGCGGGTGATAATAATACTATTGACAAATAGCTATCGATCCTAAATTGGAACCATCCAAGGTTGTATAACCTACCTGCAGCCCTCTGAAAGGAGGAAACTGAAGGAAAAATGGTACTTATAAATATAAATATAAATACTTATGATAAAATTATTAAATTCATTTAACAACTTTTCATTTCGTATTATTAAATTATTAGTACCCTCTTTTTCGGGTATGCTTCGTGTAAAAGCGGGGCGACCACTTGTGAATCATCTCTTACGAGGTGTTTTACTTGTGAAAGGCTCTATCACAAACTCTTGGGTTAAAGTTATTATAACTTATGTTCGATATTTATATTATCTGAATAGAAAGAATGGGCCATCTTACGTGGCTAAGTACCTTAAAGGTTGTGTTTCGTTACTAATGCAAGCCCTTGCGGGTGCACAGCACTCTTCAACACAAGTACTTGGTGTAGCGGTTTCTAGAACTAATCGAGGTTTACCTCGTATTATTCCTAAACTTCATAGATCAAAAATCCGTGAAGGAAACCTTCTATATATTAGATTATGGTTAACTTTGTTCAGTTTTTATCGAGTAATCGACTATACTGGTAGACTTAAAATATCTACAATCATAACGCCGTCAAAGGCTATAATCAATACTAACGAGTTAGAACGAGCAACTTTATCACTTAAACAACAATTTAAGTCTAAAGTTGCAGCCGATGTAACCAAAGACGCTTTGCGTACTTTCTGGATTGCATCCTCGTCACCTAATACAATTAACGTACCAGTTGCAGATAAGAACATTTCGTCTTATTCTACTTCTATATACGCTGTAATTGGTTCTTTAAGAGCATATTCCTTTAACAAAATGTGGAATACTGCATTTGAACTTATTGTAAGATTTAAATACATCGGAGGTAGCAAGGTTATGAACCCAATTGTCAGAATGCTTCAATTCTGTCAATCTGCGGTTTCACACTTCCCGTCTGAAGTATTATATCGGATTAGAGATGATTTTGATTTCGATCAAAATGCTCAATCAGATGAAGTTTCCCTCAATTCGCTTTATTTAGGAAAATTATCCTTTAAAGTTGAACCTGCTGGGAAAATAAGAGTTTTTGCAATGGTTGATTGCTTTACCCAATGGTTGTTATCTCCATTACATAAAGCGATATTTAATTTTCTTAGACAAATACCCGAGGATGCGACTCATGATCAAGATTTGACATTGAGTACATTTGTGGAACGATTACGTAACAATAAAATCAAAGAAGTTTATTCTTTTGATCTTACTGCTGCCACTGATCGTATTCCAGTATCCGCTCAAGCAATGATATTAGATATCTTTGCTGAACGAAAGGTTGGTAACGTTTGGTTAAAATTCCTTACAAGTAGATGGTATAAACTATCTACCCCTGTATGGGATCCAAAAGCTATAACCTGTAGTGCTCTGGGTATAGATCCTGAAGCTGAAAAGGATAATCCTTTCCTACTTCTGAAATTAAGTAAAGCCGGTAATGACGGACAACAATTGCCGTACGTGCATGCTGTTAAATATGCAGCAGGCCAACCCATGGGAGCTCTGTCTTCGTGGGCAATGCTTGCCTTAACTCACCATATTATGGTTCGTATAGCCGCGCTTCGCGTAGGTTATAGAGAATTTTCCTTTTATCTAGTCCTCGGTGATGACTTAGTTATCGCCGACAAACGAGTTGCCGCTGCTTATTTAGCATTAGCAAAAGAATGGGATATTGAGATAAATTTATCCAAATCCGTTCTTTCTGATAATGGATCTCTAGAATTTGCTAAACGTTTTGTTTACAAATACGAAGATGTTTCCGGCCTCTCATTTAGAGAGATGGCTGTAGCTAAATATGACATAAGAGGACTTCTACAGTTATTTACTAGAATCAAAAGATTCAGAAATATTCGTATATCTGAACTCTTGTCATTTCTGGGTCATGGGTATAAAGCTTTATCTCGTATTAATACGAAATATACTAAATTAGGAAGAAGTATGGCGAAAGCCTTATTATTACTTTCTTATCCTAAGATGATATTTTCCACATTAAATACTTATAAAGAATGGATTACTTCCTCAGCCTTTAATAAAGCTGGGAATCTTACCATTATACCAGAACAATTAGATTACTTAAAGGATTTAGGTCGTAAAACAGCTAATTCTGTTAAACAGAGTTACTTACCTCGAAATCCATCTGAATTTAAGTCATTCTTTTTTAGTATGTTATCGACTCATTCCCGTTTTGATCCTCTCTTCCAAGATAAATTTCTAACAGACCCTTATTTTGTAAAGGCCTGGGAAGAACTAGGAGAACCTCTTCAGGCATTAATGATGCCCTTGTACGAAGATATTCACAATAGTTGGGATCAAACTGTTGTAACTGTTAAAGATACTTATGATTTTAATCAGTCATTAGATCTGGAAACTCTTTGGACTTGTCTTGTTGATCTCGAGGATATTTCCTCTGAATCACACAATGCCTCAGAATTCCGACCTATTGATGATATTATTACATTAGGATCTTCACTATTACTGAAACGTGCGAGTATTATACGTTCACACTTTAGAACGCTTGCTCAAGAACATAAAGGGAAGATTAATCAACCTTCTCCTAGATATCCTCCAAAAGCCGTTGAAAGTGATCTCATGAAAAGAATCATGATGAAATTCAATAAACTTAAATTAAGTAAAGGAATAAGTTAGGTAATACGCCGATTAAGGCAATATTACTCGTGAGAGTTTTAATCTCAAACTCAATACCCGTATATTTTGTTATACTAAGTATTGTACAGTAGGCCATATCCAGGATTCAATATACTTATATAGGATTACTATATTAAGTACGATGAAAGGATCAATGTAACCACCGCCCTTATTCCCTCTGCTAGATGACTATAGTTGATCATCTATTTTAGGTTGAAGCTCATTCAGTGGGCAAGGCTTTTAGTCTTAATCATCCCCCTCACAAAGGTAAGGGTGAACAAATTAATAATACGCTTCTTGCGCCGTCGCTAT